GCAATAACTCCATCTGACAGTTGAGCAATAGCTGCCGAACCTCTAAGTTGTCCAAGGGTAACTCGTGCGCCTTCTTCGTGGTTTGTGTCATTGGATGTGCGTCGTAGGTGGGAGACAAGGAACATAGCGATACCAGTACGCTCTACTAGAGAACGTAACTTGGTCATAGTGACATCAATCATCCGCCTCTCGTCACCCTCTAGTCCAGACATAAGGATGGACAGGTGATCAAGGAAGATGACCTTAGTATCTAACCCGCAAGCAAGGTATTCAATTCGGTTATAGATAACGTCTGGGTCGAAAGAGCCGAAGCCATCAAAAAGAAACAGGTTCCACTTAGCAAGACTGTGAGTATAAGCCTCGGTGAGGGCAGTTCTGTCATGATTACCAATGTGTAGTGATTTACCAACAGCAGCGGACATTAGTCCGAGAGCTGTACGACGGTTGGATTCTTCAAGTGCCAAGTAACCAACCCGTTCTCCTCCATTAAGAAGGTGAGTTGCAAGTTCACGGCAGAAGGAAGATTTCCCGATGCCAGATCCAGCAGTGATCGTGACAAGTTCTCCATACCTGATCCCGTGAAGCTTTTGTTGTAAGCCTTCAAATGGGTAGTCATGATCTGATGGTGGGTTGGGTGTAGTTACTAGCTCAAGGAGCGACTTACCATCTACGATCCCATCCGGACGGTAAGGTTTCGCGTCCCAAATCGCTCGACGAATTGCTTCAGTGTCATTGACCTGGAGAGCGTCTGACGCATCCTTGTATTCCTCAAGTCTTGCGATCTTTGTCTTGCCAGGTGGTAGGACCCCTGCTGCTTCCTCCGCTGCCTTACGGCCTGCCTCGTCATTATCGAAGAACAGGACAATCTCTTCATAACCCTGGAGCCATTGGAGAGCCCGTTGAATCGATTTCCTGGCCGCAGCGGCACCGCTAGGTAGAGATACCATCGGCCACCCCGGCATAGCCTCACTACACGAAGCTGCGTCAAGTTCCCCTTCAGTGATAACGACTCGTTTTCCAGTGGCGGGAAACAAATGTTGTCCAAAGAGGGTACCAGGTGTTTCTCCTTCATAACTGAATAGTTTGCTCTTTGTCTTTACCTTACAGCCTTTAACGACTCCAGCATCGTCGAAATAATAGAACCGTAGAACGTCTCCGTCTTTGTAGATACGGTATTGTTGGCAAACCTTTTCAGAGATGTTCCGTTTTTGCAGCCGCTCGGCTGAACCTCGGAGTTGGACATTGGTGGACATTTTATGAGTGTGAACATCGCCATCACCTTTGGTGTAGGCGTTACATGAAAAACAAAAAGTGTGGCCATCTGTGTACAGACTAGCTGCATCAGATGACCCACATACATCACACGGTAAGTGCCTGACGAACTCGCTTTCGGAGTTCTGCATAAGTTCGTGCTTGCTCATCGTGATAATTAAACCAATCGTCTACTGCTGTAATGAACCCCTCGACTATTGCATCAGCATATGCAGGTTGTGCGTTGTCTACATCTGCAAGGATATCTCCAAAGAGATCGGCATAATATGCGGGTGTGCCGTACATAGTGGGTCGCGTCATACTTGGTGGTAAGTTTGGATCAGTGCATCATAAGCATCAAGTTCATCCTCGAATGCTTCGATGATATCATTAGGAGAGCTAGTCTTATCAAGAGCCTCGATGAGGGTTGAGACAATAGCCTTGATTTCCTTTAGGTCAGCCATGAAATAGGTATCGAGTGAAATGCACACCAAGGGAAGCCGTGCTTATCAGCCCACTTGGCATAGGTAGTCTTAGATCCTTTATAGATCTTGTTATAGGGTGTCTGAAACACAAAACGAATGTCAAGGTCAGGATGTGCTGCCTTAACTGCTTTCATCTTACGCCGATCCTCATCGGTAAGTTGTCCCTTGGTCTCTAGGTAGATACCTGATGGGAGGAGGAAGTCGGGCGTATAATTGCATTGCAGTACGTAAGGTACCTTGGTTGATTCGTATTCGTATTTAACACCCAGGTTGGTGAGAAGATCAGCGACCTTCTCTTCAAGTCCTGAGCGAAAGGCCATCAGAAATCGTCATCCTCGACGACATCATCGCTAGCCTCATCAGTGACAGTAGCAGGTACTGCACTAGCCTTGAACCCTGTGGTTTGACCGAACAGTGCAGCTACCTCAGTTTCACCAAGGTCGCTACGGTCAACACCAGCAGCGTTGTTAAGCTCTACCACCTGGACACCAACAAGCTTAAGACTAGTGCCATAGGTGACACCATCCTTGAGGATGTAGGGCTTCTGACGGAAAGCAAGCTTGACCTTGCTGCCACTATAGACAGGCAGATCACGGTTAGTGATTGGCGTACCCTCACTGTCTACAACAGGTGGACGGTTCTCTTCATTCCAGGAGAACTTAGTCTTGTACTTACCGTCAGTAACCTCTTCCCAAGGTTCAGGCTTGAGGACACTACGCTTAGGATTCTTCAGTTTAGACTCTGCCCACTTAAGTGTCTCCTTACGATCCTCCTCCAATGCTTCGATGAGCTGGGAGTCCAGGAGTGCAGACAGTGAATAGCCAAACTTAGATGGTTTCAGTACAGCTTGATAACCTTCAAGGACAACAGGCTGTTGAGTAACGTGAATGGGTTGTGACATTAACAAAAGAAGTAGGTGGATTCGATCACGGTCTCTGGTTCTAGATCACCAATGATCGGTGGTTCAGACTCTGCACCAATGTACTTGGCAAAGTCTCGTAAGTAATCATGCTCTGCGAAGAGGTGCATGTATGTCTCTCTGACAATAGTAGACAGGGAGGACATATCCGTTGCACGGCAAAGCACAGAATCATGAATGAGAGCAATGGGTGCATCAAAGCGTAAGGCACTCAAATGTAGGAGACTAGCATCGAGTGAATGTATTAAATTAGGAGCTGTTGCATTCTTGTGGTGGTTGATGTCAACCTCATCGGTGTCACCAACTGCAACCTTCATCTTGCAACGACCCAATAACTGAAGCTCCATAGACTGGAACTGCTTCTTATTGAGCTTCTGGTGTACAACAAACCCAGATGGTGTTACCCACTCTAGGTGTTGAGCACCACGCTTTACAGCGGCTGCTACCTCGGTCTCAATCCATTTCATGACAGCCATTGGACCAGGTACGACCACATCCATGGCTGATCTGATAGCTTTAACAACTTGAGTAAGCTCTTCCTTATCAAGTTCTATCCCATCCTCCAAGAAAGCCTCTTTGATGTAACCCCTGTTGGAGTAAGGCTTAGCATTGTAAGGAATGGTCATCACACATCGCTTGGTCTTCTTCCTATCAAGGAATGGACGTAAGCGTTCAGGTACTGAGGGCATAGCTATCTCAGCTACTACCTTGTAAGCATCTTGTGGTTTATCACCAGGTAAGACATTAACTAGTTTAGCTGTTGACTTATCTCGTGCGAGTCCAGCCAAGATCTGGAGGCCACTACAGGTTGCGTCTACAGCAACAGGCAAGGATGTGAATTGTCTATCAGCTGCGATCACGCAATGATAATACTCATCACAACTAGCTAAGAATTGCCATGGCTCTTCTGCTACTTCCCATTCAGGTAAAGACCCAATCGGATCGGTAGCGATTCGGCTGATGAGTGTGATGTTATCAGACACCCACTCTAACCGCTCATCCATTGTAGCTTTATCTAACCCATAACAGGTTGCTACATGAAATGCTAACCACGACTCAGCTTCTGGTACCATATAAGCACCATCAGCAAACCTAAGTAATGACTTACCGAAGTCAGTGTCTTGTGGTGTTAAGAAAGCAGGGATAGGGTAAGCTCTTCCTCTATAGTCAAATGACCATGGACAGAAGAACCTCTCCCTATCCTTAAAGCGTTTAGCTGCCTCCATTGTCATACGTGTTCTGCATGACTTCTTAGGCTCTTGTGCTTGTATGTTCTTCACCTCTGCTGCTCTTCTCCGATAATCCTTACGACTATCGTAATTAGTTTCAATATCAGCAGGTTTAGCAGGAAGAGGATGATTAACGATTGGGAGGAACTTACCAACGGAGCGTTCTAGTTTGACTAACTCCTCAGCAACCCCATAAATAAAGGGATTTATCTGGTAAGCTACCTTCTGAATCCTATTCAAGAACTCAATTGGGGTACCCTCCTGTAGACGGGTGGGATCTCCCCTGCGGATCAAAGGATAGCCGCGCATTACCTCATTGAGAAGGTAACCACCAGGGCGATCACTAGTCCAATCATTAGGTTCAATGAGCATTGGCCAAGCAAGAGGAGCGAACAGCTCTGCATCGGCCATTACCTTGTCCTTGATAAGGAGGAACTCAGGTGTTGGCACCACGAAGGTGACCGTGACCTTTCCAAGCCTGCGTAGCTCCTTTACGAACCACCCACTAGTTTGCATGATGCAGTCAAGTAACCATGCACCTAGCTTAATGCGATTAGCTCTACCCCAAGCATCCCACTCAGGTACATCATACCTGTGCATAAGTGTACGGATAACTACCAGTTTTTGGTGTGTACCAATAGACCTATGGAAGTAGTTCTTCTTGAGTACAGCTAACAGTCCAGGTGCTGACTTCTCATAGTGCCGCATCTGACACTCAGACTCAATAGCATGACCAATGCCATCACATACGGATTGCAGCTGATCATTACCCTTCTTGGTGGAGAACACATGATCAAAGGTAAGCTTTAGTGCAATAGCAGCAGCAGCTAACGGCTCTAGTTGAGTGACATAGTTCTTGATGATGTCAAACTGGTGGCCAGAACCTCGCTTAAGGCGGTATTCAGTGGTATCTTCAATGTGCTTTACAAGAGCAGGTAACAACGCATCAATGGATGCTGCACCGTACACTGTAGCACTTGCATAGCTTTGATCCTGTAGCTTACGAGTGTTGTCTCTAAGGCGCTGGAGTCCTTGCCTAATCTGTTCCCGTTCTAACGCTACTTGTTCATCGATCTGTGCTGGTGTAGCCAATCAGTTAACGCTGGTGAT